TGGAGTACCGGCGTCATCGAAATCCTCAATAGCAACATTATTCAGATCATATATCAAATTATTAAAGTTACCATTTTCCAATGATGCTGTCGCACCATTTGGTACAGTAAACAGATAGTCGTTGTTAGCAGTACGACCGTATGCGTACAATCTCTTAAATGAAGATATAGAATAAGATCCAGTAAGATTTATGTCGTATAGGTACAAATAATAACTAGAATCTAAAACATTCTTCAACGAAATTTGACGAATTTTTGCCGTGCCAATATGAGAAAATGCAGCGTTGCCGGTACCAGACGACATCAAGAAATTCTGCCCATTATTAGTATCGAATGTCAACCCAAAGTTACCGGCAGTTGAATTGAACTGCATAGTAAGATATGGACCAACAGATCTGTCAAAGTACTCGTTTGATATTGTACGAGTGCTTCTTGCCTTTGGTATAATAAGATTTGTAGATCCTTGAGTCTCAAATTCGTATCCGAAGATATATGCTTTACCAGCTTCTAACTTTGCATTAAGATTTTCTGCGTCAGAAGTTATATCTTGTATTTCTAGATCAAATGGTTTTACGGTGTAATTACCACTTTCGTCGTAAGTTCTACGCGCCAGAGTATCTTCTAAAGCACTATAATCTGGATACTTTTCAAGTTTGATAGTGGTGCCGTCGACCACTCTCATGAATTCTACAAAGTCAACTCTAGACAAGTTATCTGTTGCAGATGTATCAGATGGTGTAAAATCATACTGCTTAATATCTAGTGATATTTTATATCTATCAGATCCTGGTGCACCGTAGTTATATGAACCGTATGCTGGATCTAGTAAAGTTTCGTCTAAATCAGAATTGACAAACGATCTATTTACTGTAAATCCTACTCTAACTGTTGGGTCGACAAAGTTTCGGTATTCAGAGCCAGCAGATCCATTAAGATTGTACAAACCAATATTTTGGGCTGTATAGCCGACAAAGAAACCATCAACGTATCTTATACCATTAGATACAGTTATTAGTTTAGCGTCACTAACATAAGAGCCAGGAACAGCAGTAAGATCTGTTACTTGGAATGTAAATGGATTACCAGAAGCCGTACCAGATATAACTGCATTTTTTGTAAATGTTAAACCAGAAGTATAATGAACATATGCAACATTTAAAGTATCTACAGAGCTGCCAGATATGCCACCTTCTGCATATATAACATTACCAATAGAAGTTACACCAAGAGAAAGATTAGATCCGATAATTTCTGAATATGAAGCACCAGAAAGATTTGCGAATCTAACAGCCTTTAGTATATTTTCGGTAACTTCACCACCAGCAACAATGCTACCATCAGCAAATATATGATTGCCAAATCTTTGCACCTGACTTTGCAGAAGCGTCTGAATTTGGGTTAGCTCTCTGGCTTGAACGGCAGATCCTGGACGAAACAAGAACCGCAAAAATCCCTTATCGGAATTGAAGTCATCATAATATGGATCTGTATTAAATAGAGTTGGATCGTAAACCATTTATTTCCTTTTAGAAATTAATTACAAGTTTAATTTCTTCTCTCTGTTCGTTCGATCTCGATACTGGTCGTATATTTTGTATATGTAGCAATTCACCTGAACGATACTTTATGTCTGGGTATCTTATAATGTTATTTATAGTAGCAGAATATGAATTGCCATATTTAATAGTATGCCCAGTTGCAAATGCGCCCCAAACACCATTTATTATTGCATTTCCACTTGTTGACCCTGTAGCTGAAACCCAATCTATTAGATAACCCTTAGCAATTTCTGTAGATCCAGATAGACTTGTTATAAGGCTATCTGCCGTTAAAGAAGAATCTGTAAAGACATTTGCACCGTTATAAAACAGTTCTAGATTATAAGATTGGGTATATATGTTATTATTATTGAAATCTCTATAGTTTATTTCTGATACGCGACCAATTTTATTGCTATATCCAGTATTGCCAACATACCATTTATTGATATATTCGCCGATATTAAACTGGCCATGGTAATCTTCTAGATACAACGATCCTATCAAGTTAGTAGCAGAATCTGGTTGCCACTTATACACTTTGCCATAAGAATATGTTGGATAGATACTATCACCCGCAGTACTGCCATAACCAATGCTCTGAACGAATTGACCACGAACAAAGTCGTAGCCTTCTGGATCGAAAGTTGCATCGTAAGGGGTGATCTTTACATCTAGTGTATTATGCCCCTCTGTGCCCGCGATTGTTTTATATTGTACTTGATTTATTGTTTTACCATTAGCTAGAGTCAAACCAATTCTAAAGTTGTTAGAATAATCAGATTTTAGATACAAATTAGATGTGCATGTTATACCAGTAATACCCGCAAACCATTCTATTACTTCACCAGACGCCGTTCCTAGGCTTACGATGTCACCAACAGAATAGTCGTTTGTATTGCCAGATTCTACTAGGTTCAGATTTACAATTTTTCTGTGTAGTAACGGATTCTTTAACAATGCAAATTGACGATAATCGTTGCTTATAGTTAATAAATTATCTTCATCTTGATCGAAGTTCTCTATTATCATTAAAGCATTGCAACCAAGTTCTTTTACAGGATTTGAGCCGTGGCCGCCTGGTGGTGATATAATAACATTTGTCAATGATGTAATATCGGCATTAGATCCTGGTATAGAAGTTAGACCTCTAACAATTTCAATTTCACCAAATGTATATTCTTTACCACCGTCTACTACTTCGATTGTGTCTAGATATTTTGATCCAGTGAATCCCGATAGATATGTATCTTTAAATGTAACAGTAAAATCTGCTCTATTAAATTGGCTATTAAGTGAATTGTTGTATGCGTAACCATCACCAATTATTTTTATCTGTGGTTGTATAGAAAACAGGCTACAATCTGATCCTGTACCAGATGTAACACCAACATTTAATGGTGTTTCTATAGTAACAGTTGCACTATTAGAGCCAGCAGAGTAGTTTGAGATTATTCTTTGCTGACCTTGGCCAAGCCCAGATTCTATCTTAAGAACCATACCATTATAATATCCGTTAGAATACACAATGTTTGGACTAGATATTATAATGCTACTTGTACCCGCCGTAGCAGACTGAGAAATTTGGTTCTCTGGCTTATAAAAGACAACTCTATCAGAAATTATCTGTGAACGAACCGACTCGTTCAATTCTATAAAATCTATGCTACCATCAATTGCTTGTTGTTGAACATTCCATTGCAAAATGCGTTCATCATTATCTTCTATGTTTTCAATATATTCAACAGGCATATAGCCAATTGCATCAGAATAAGATTTTGTTAGAAACTTGCGCTTAGATTCTGGTATCTGATACATGAATTTCCAACGATATCCGTCAGATAATGTTCTTATTTGAGAATCTGTATGAGTTGGCGCAACAGAAGAAACCGAGTCATAGTTATTATCTATGCACTTATAAACTCTAGATTCGTCTACAAGAACATAAAAGTTTGATGGGCTGTCGTCATCGAATAAATCGTTATAATCTCTGTATGTATTGTATACAGTACCCGGCGACCAATCTACTCTTCGTATTACCAAAGAAATATCGTCTGGGTTTATTTGCTTACACCCGATTATGCCTCTAAAAAATTCGGTGTCAGACAACACCGAGTCAATATTGGCCGGCGGCGACGTGTCGTTTGGCCATTCACTTATTCGGCTTATTGTAACAAAGTACTTATCATCAGAATACTTTATATTAGAATAAAGCATATCTGCTAATGAAGTCCTAGTTTTCTGTCTGAATGGATCACATACACCCATGTTTATTTTGCCTTCTTAAAAATTCGGACTTGGACCATAATCCTGTACAGTACCTGTTGCTGATCTGCAATCGAACTTCTCTCCGATTGGCATTTCTAAAAAACTGCCAATTGTTATCTTATAAAATTCCGATGTATTATCGTATTGCAATGTAACATATTTATGTTCGCTCTGACCAGTAAATGATTCTAACCACTCAGATCGCCTTGATGCAGTTAAAGCCCATTCTTGCCAATTTCCTGATCCAGTAACACCAGCAAAGTTATATCTTTCTTCGTATGGTATTCGTGCTACAACAGTACCGTTATTTCCTATTCTTTCGTTTGGATGATCGTACACAATCCAGAAAGGATCTGCTCTTGTGAATCCAGTTAGACTAACCCAATCAGAAGTTGCACCAGATTCATATTCTATACCATTAGAAAGAGGATTGCAGTTTCCGGCAGTAATTATTAAATTATCGTGCAATGATGGATAATATCCCGCTTTGTCATCCGACAGCATAAACCAATCAGCAAGATTGTCGTAAGTATTAAATGTATATGGTAAATAGTGACCAATAATAGGAACTTCGTATCTAGAAAGTTCAGAATTGGCTTTCATATCACCTTCTATGCACCGTTTGATTAGAACTTGGCCAAAGAAAGCCAAACCAGCAGGGTGAATTAGTTTCTTGATAATATCTCTATATCTACTTATTACAACTTCTGTTTTAAGCACATAACTAAAATTTTGGTAATAGTGATTGTCTTGTAGAACCTTATTAGAACTTAATTTACCGTCGTTATTTGAATAATAACCTTCATAGTTACATATTGTGCCAATGTTTACAGTACCAGAGAATCCAGAACCTTTTACACTTGTTACTGTTACAGTTGGTGATATATTATAGTTAACGCCAAAGTTATTGATCTTAATTTTCAATATTTTACCAGTAGATGAAACCTGAGAAACCTCTGCTTCTGCTTTTTGGCCAACATCATTTATGCTGGTAGTGAAAACTAGCTTATCACCAACTCTATAGTTAGATCCACCGCTTATTATGCTTATTGAAGAAATGATTCAATACGCTTTAGATTCTGTTAGTATTTCTATGCCGTCATTGAACATTACTGGCTGATTTGCCACAAACGTGCCACTTACGCCAGTCAATTCATATTCAGATACTTCAAATACACCAAGCTGATATCTAGAAACATTCTCAACGAATGCCGAAGATATAACAGTACCAGAACTGTTTACTTGATATATTTTCTTACCAAGAGATCTAAAGCAATTGGAGCCAAGACTGCTACTTGTTCTTATGGTTTTCTTTTGGGTCCATTTGCCATCACTTACTCTAAGAATATCTAATTTAGGATAATAGAATTCTACGTTAGTGTCGTATAATATTCTAAAAAGAAGTTCGTATGTTTTTTCTGTGCCTCTTGCTCTATAAAACTGCTTAATATTCTTTATTAGCTTTCTTTCATCTAATGGTGCGCCGGTATCTTTATTGACAGCAAGAGTTTCTGGAAACCCATTCAAATATTGGTTCTTGAAGCTAGATATGAATTCGTCAAATGTTGTATCAATATCTATAGCGTTGCCAAGTTCTAGCATGTTGCGCAAACTACATCCTTGGGTTTCTGTCCATTCATAATACGCTTTGATAAAAGCTGTAAATGTAGGATGATCTAGCCGCACAAATTGCGGTATTCTGTAATTTATAATGGCGGATATGTTATTGCCAGTTGACATTTATGTTCCAGTTGAATATGGGAAATTTGCACCAGACGAATATGGATCAGATCTTATAGATTCAGGAGAACAAGTTACAGTTATATTATTATAATCTATTGTTACTATTTGATTTCTCTTAGATATTACATCTCGTTTATTGGGTATTACTGTTATCTTTATCTCTGAATCTATTATGTTTGACAGTCTAGTAGGTCTAAAGTTAACTAATACCAATTTACCGGTGTCGTAATCAATTGTACCAGCAGACTCTTTAACATAGATCTTTTCTTGGTCAATTAGTTTATATATTTTTACAGTACCCAATCCGTCGTCTTCTAGATAACAATCTACGTCTTCACCATCACTATCGATATAGCCAAATCCATTGCTAGTTACAATAGATGTATAACTGTCAATCGGGTGATATAGTTGGTTATTATAGTTTATTGTGTAGTTACTAGAAATGTTAAATCTTGGATCAATTGTTTTCATAAGATTAATATCTGTATCGCTGCTTAATATAGATGGATTAATGTCATCAATATAAGACAAGAAATTAGAATATCTAAAGTTTCTATCAAACTTATCTAAATATAAGTCGCCATATGTTGTTATGTAAGTAGAAACTAATTGCTGCATAGCCTTTGGTGTTAGATTAGTCTTACTTTGGTCGTAACTAACATTGCAATTTATTATAAGATAGATGTATTCTGGATCTACTATTTCTGGTGTAATGCTAATTAGATTTCTGCTTTTTATAATGTTTCTTGCAATCGCAGATTTTTCTGATTGTGTAAATTTAAGAGCGTTTGTTGGTTTAAGAGATATAAAGACCTTGCCATATATTGGTGGTTCATTATCTTCACCACCCCAAACAAACACACTATCTGCGCCTTCGCTATATTCTCTTGCTATAAGAGTCCGATAGTCGTCAGATGTAACTGCTCTGTCTTGAGCCTGATAATTCTTTGGCGCATAATACTTTATGCTGCTCAAATCTTCGATATACGTGCCGCCGTATGTTACTGGATATGTACCATCGTCATTTTGAACTATCTTAACTGTTGAAGTAGAATCAGAGGCATTTGTGAATGTCTGAACAAGGCTTGTTTCGTTTCTACCGATACCATTACCTTGCTCGCCCAATGTAGTAAGATATGTAACGCTTATTAAATTGCCGTTGTCTGGACTCTTACCAAGAATACCGTCACCAAAATAAATTTCATATTTATCTTCGTATCTTTGAACGAAATATACTTTGGATTCGCTATTCAAAGTATTAACATCAGTAGATTCTTTCCATATATATTCGTTGCCTTGAGTATCAGTAATAGATTTCTGAACTCTTACTAATATAGTTGTTGTATCAACAGTTGGATCTGGTATGATATACTTTAAAGATTCGTTGTTATTATCTGCAACGTAAGACACAGAAGAATATGTGCCTTGTTTTATTTCTACATTCTTTGCAACAAATTGCCCAGACTGATATTCGATTTCATAATTGTCTGTAGCAACAAACGACATGTTTCTGCCACTAGCGTCTTTGGCAGTAAATGTAGTGCCTCTTAGTAAATATAGTGGTGTACCATTTATTACCAAATTTTGTTGGTCTTCTGTCAAACTATTATAGTATACGTCAACATAAGTTATGGCACCACGATAAGATCTTGGTACATAATTGAGATGCTTAGAAATACTGGCAGCAGATTGTATAGTACGGCAACTATCAAGAAATGCTTCATTTGCTACCATGTTAGCATAAAATGCTTGATAGTGAGTATTGGCAGCAAGAATGTCTAACATTATGTTTAGACCAGCACCTTCAAAGTTATAATCTCTGAATGTATCTTGAGATTGAAGAAATGCCTTTAGACTCGACTTAATACCGTCGAAGTCAATTGAATTTATACTTATATCTGATCGGTTTGTCATTTTATCTGGTCCTTACCAAAGGAACTCTTACTATGGCTACTTCTGGTATGTTATATACTGTAAAAGCTATTTCAGCTGCCAATAGATTGTTATCTGGGCTAAAATATACCTTAATGTCGTATTTTTGTACTCTTGGCTCGTAGTCCTTTATTATTTTACCGATCGCTTCTTTCAAGATATATTCTGTGTTCGGACTATCAGGAAATTCAAATAAAGTAGAAGTTATCTTGCTATTAATCTCTGGGTGAAATGGCTTTTCGTAAAATTGTAATAGTATAAGATTACGAACGCTTCTTTTGACAGCTTCAGCGTCGTATTTGAACCCAATATCACCACTTACTGGATTTCTCTTAAAATCTAGATCTAGATCTATATATTTTGGCATCAAATTTATTTATCTAAGTTTTTAACCACCTATAAAAGTATTTGGGCTTCCTTGTATACACGCAGATCCACAGTCAACGGGATCACCCAATCTTGCAGCTTGAAGACCATTTACATATACGGAACTAGATCCAGTAGAAGTTTTAGCGCCAATATGCCTTTCGTCACCACAAACATGGTCGGCCCAGCCATCTGTTTGACGATGGGACGATCTGTTGTTGATAAAAACATCTGGTGAACCTTCAATGTTTGGTCTTGGCGGATAACAGCCATGGCCAGAGCAATAGTCACCCAATCTAGTTGCAGATCGCATCTTTAATCTCCGTAAAATCCTAATGATTTCTGATAAGAAACGTAGTCACCGCCATCAATTATTTTGCTAGTTGGATCTTGAAATTTCTGATCTTCGACCTGTTGGATGAATGAATCTCTTAAATCGCTCCAATCTAATGAAACGTCAATTGCATATATTCTTCTAGTTAATGGCTCTGGTGGTATAAAATGATACCGTACAACAAATCCTTTATTGTATATCGGATAACTATCATACTTTACTGGCTTTGGAAAAATATCTGCAATATTGCTCAAAATCTGACCATAAACTTTTAAACTTCTGTTGTTTGATTGCCCTGTTGCTATTAATCCCAAATTCTCTGGTAAATTACCAGCAAATACATCTCTAGATGGATTTAGAAAGAAACTCTCTAAATTAGAATACCATCTACCAATAAGAGGCGATGATTCAAAGTATTGGTTGCCAGAAGAAATACTCAAAACTTTAGACACTACAGACTTATAATACAAGTTTTTTAATAAAATTACTGGTGTGTTATATTCTGGATCAATATAAGAAGTACCAGAAACATTTTGTATGGTGACTCTATTTAAAAACGGCAACGTGGGTGATTTGATGTTAGCCGCACCAAACTCTAATGCATCGCGACCAATTTTAATAACACTGCTATCTAATGGTGAAATTATCATTTATGCCTCTACAAATACCTCGTTG